TCAGGCAACTGCGGAATTGGAAACACAGTTGCATCCACAATAAACGCTGCTAATGTATCTGGGAACCTAGTAGTTGGAAGTGGTAGTGGTACTGAAGGAATTACTGTTTATAGCGGAAATACTGGTTTAGGAAGTCTTTGTTTTGCAGATGGAACTTCAGGTACAAGTACATATACAGGATATCTTACTTACAATCATTCTAGCAATCACATGGAATTTGGTGCTGGCAATGGTTTAGAAAAAATGCGTATTAATTCTTCAGGCAATGTTGGAATTAATAATACTGAATGTTCACATAAACTTCATGTAGAAGAAAATGGTAATGGTGCTATTACATCTATTCGTGTTGCAAATGAAAATACAGCAGCAGGAGATGGTTCACAAATTCTTTTCACTTCTGGAGCATCTACAGTTGGTGCAGCTATAGCAAGTTATGGAACTGCATTAAATCAAGCTAGTTTACTTTTTAAAGCTGGTGGAGACACAGAAAGAATGCGTATTGATAGTTCAGGTAGAGTGCAAATAAATACTACTACTTCAGACCCAGTAAATGCAGGACATCATAAGTTTGTTGTTGAACTAGATTCAAGTACTGCTGGTATTGCTGTTGGTGCTGATGGTCTTGTAGACAGTAGAAGAGCTATGACTTTTTATAATGATAATGGAACAGTTGGTTCTATTATTACAAGTGGTTCATCAACATCTTACAACACATCTTCAGACTACAGATTAAAAGAAAATGTAGATTATGAATTTAATGCTTTAGATAGAGTTGCACAACTAAAACCAGCTAGATTTAATTTTATAGCTGATGCGGATACAACAGTTGATGGTTTCTTAGCACATGAAGTTTCAAGCATAGTGCCTGAAGCAATTACTGGTGAAAAAGATGCGGTTGATGATGAAGGTAATCCCGAATATCAAGGCATAGACCAAAGCAAACTTGTACCTCTTTTAACTAAAGCTATACAAGAACAACAAGAACAGATTGAAGCCTTACAATCTGAAATTAACTTATTAAAAGGAGAATAATAATGGCAAATACATATACATGGGATTGCAAAACAGTTGACACATATCCAACACACGACAGTCATTCAGACGTTGTTTACAACGTACACTGGAGACTAAACGCAGTAAGCGACCAACAAGACGCTGAAGGTAATGATTACTCAGCTTCATCTTATGGTACGCACAGTGTTAATGCAGATGATATAGAAAACTTTGTACCATTTGCTGATCTTACTAATGATTTAGTAAGTGGTTGGGTGATAGACGGAATGGGCGAAGATGAAGTTGCTAATATCAAATCAGGATTAGACAACAACATTGATGGCCAAATTAATCCAACAAGCGAAACAAAAACAATAGCAGGTTAATAATGCCTTTACTACCAGTCACCCCTCCCGCTGGAGTAGTCACCAATGGAACAGACTACGCTAATAAAGGGCGTTGGACTGATAGTAATTTAGTGCGTTTTCAAAATGGTTTTCTACGACCTATTGGTGGTTGGGAAAAAATAAGAACAACTGCTTTAACAGGTACGCCAACAGGAATGTTTGCGTACATTACTAATTCTGGTAAAAAAGTTTTAGCTGTAGGTACAAGACAAAAAATATATGTTAACCATGACGGAACTTGGTATGACATTACACCTTCAGGTTTTGTTTCTGACCAATCAACTGACCCACTTGGATACGGTGCATATAACTATGACGTTGAAGACTACGGAGATGCCAGATCACAATCTGGATTATTCTTTGATTCTAAATCATGGTCTTTTGATAACTTTGGTGAAGACTTACTTTTCTGTTGTGCAAGTGATGGCAAGATTTATAAATGGTCGCCTTCTGCACCATCAACCATAGGCGCACAGCTAACCAATTCTCCTACAGGATGTTCTGGTGTTTTAGTCACTAATGAACGTCATGTCATAGCTCTAGGTGCTGGTGGCGATCCTAGAAAAGTACAATGGTCATCAAGAGAAGCAAGCACTACTTGGACAGCCGCAGCAACCAATACAGCTGGTGATTTACAAATACCAACAGGCGGTAGAATATTAAGTGGTATTAAATGGCAAACAGATGTCATCATCTTTACCGATACAGGTATAGCAAGACTTTACTATACTGGTTCTCCTTTTATATACGGTATTCAAGATGCTGGTACTAACTGTAAAACTGCATCACCAAGAACAATAGTAAGTTCTGGAAACTTCTTAGCATGGATGGGTGAAAACTCTTTCTTTGTTTTTGATGGTTCTGTTAAAGAAATTAAATGTGATGTGCATGACCATATTTTTGATAATATAAAATATCAATATAGACGTATTGCTTGTGGTGGACACAACTCAAACTTTAATGAAATATGGTGGTTCTACCCTTCAGGGGATGCACAAAAAACACCAAACAAATATGTCATCTGGAACTATGTTGATAATGTTTGGTCAATCGGTGAAATGGATAGAGGATGTTGGATCGACCAAGGTGTCTTTGATTATCCGATTGCATGTGATTCACTTGGTAATGTTTATCAGCATGACAGCACAACATTAAACAATTCAGAGAATTTAGGTGCAGCAGTACCTTACGCACAATCAGGACCTATCGAAATAGGTAACGGTGATAACTATGTGCAATGTAATCAGATACTACCCGATGAAGAAGCAAACACATTACCTGGTGTTGTGATAAGTTTTACAGGAAGATTTACACCACTCGGAGCAGAAACAGATTTTGGTAACTTTACTTTTAATAGTGATGGTTATACCGATGCAAGATTTACAGCCAGACAAGTTCGTATGAAAGTAACTGGCGATACTGACCAGATGTTTCAGGTTGGTAATATACGATTAGATTTAAGAAACAGAGGTCGTAGATAGTGGCAAGAAAAACACTAACACGACCAGGTGAAGATTACGATAAAAACTATCTTAACTATTTAATATCAGAGATAGAATATCAAACAGGTATGACTTTCAACAAAGGTGAAAGAATACAAATAAACGGTGGCGATGCTACCGAGTTAGTATTGGTAAGTCCAAATGGAACAAAATATAAAGTTAGTGTCGCAGACAACGGAACACTCTCCACCTCCACAACAGTCTAAAGAAGACTGGGAAGTAGAGTTTGAAAGGTTAGAGCATCATATTATTCGTGCATTAAAGCACCAAGATAGGTATAATCTAAGTGATATTAAAGAAAAAATAGGCCAAGGAATGTTTCATATATGGCCAGGAAAAGATGCTTTTTACATATCTAGCTTTGGTGAGTTTCCTAAATACAGAGTTTTAAATTTATTTTTGTGTGGTGGAGACTACGAAGAACTAGAGGAGATGTTTCCAAGCATTGAAGTATTTGCAAAAAATTGTGAATGTAAATATCTTTATGGCGGTGGTCGTAAAGGTTGGATAAGAAAATTAAAACATCTTGGTTTTGAACAAGAATATATAGTCAAGAAGGAATTATAATTATGGGATGGGAAACAATAATACCAGCAGCAGTAGGCTTATACGGTGCTACACAAGGTGGTGGAGATACAACTGTAACAAATACTGATCCAGCGACACAAGCTCGTTATGATGATTTATACAATAGAGCTAAAGGTGTAGCGAACCAACCTTTCGTTCCTTATACTGGCCCAAGAGTAGCAGGATATAATCCAGACCAATTAGCTGGTATGGATGCAACCAGAGGTTTGTTTAATCAAAGCCAACGATATAATCCGCAACAAGGTTTACAAACTCTATTAGGTAAAAGTTTAAGAGCACCAAAAGTCACACCTTTTACTGGTACAGCAACACAGTTACAACCAGCAGCAATGCAACAGGCAGCAAACATAGCTCCAGTAGATTTATATAGCGGTGCTTCAGTTAATCGTGGTGCTATAAGAGATGTAAAACCACAATCATTATTAGATACAAATTTAAGTGCATATCAAAATCCCTTTCAATCACAAGTTATAGACAATACACTTGGTGATTTAAACAGAGCAAGACAGATGCAATTACAAAGCGACCAAGATGCAGCAATCGGAAGAGGTGCATTTGGTGGTTCACGTTCAGCTATATTAGAAGCAGAAACAAATAGAAACTTTGCAGAACAGGCTGGTAAGTTATCTGGTGATTTAAGAGCGCAAGGTTTTGACAGAGCGACATCATTAGCTGGTCAAGACATAGGAAGACAGTTTTCAGCAGACCAATATATGTCTGATGCAGACAGAGCTGTTGCAATGCAAAATGCAACTTTTGGTCAACAGGCTGGATTAGCTAGACAAGGTTTACTTGGCGATGTTGCACAAAATCAAGCACAACTAGACGCAAGAAGATTTGGTGCCGACCAAAGTGCATTAAACCAATTTGGTTTACAGCAAGGCTCTTATAACAACGCAATGAACATGGCTAACATGGATGCAATAAACAAAGCAAGATTTACGCAACCACAATTAGAAATGCAAAACAGACAGTTCCAACAAGGTTTATTAAATAACCAAGTACAAAATCAATATCAAAACTTAGGTCTACTTGGTAATCAAGGAAGATCAGCACAAGCTCTATCACAAGCAGGTATGGATGCTGGCTATAACGAGTTTATGAGAGGATTAAATTACGGCCCACAACAACTTGGTTTATTATCAAGCGCGGTCTTTGGTATGGACCCAGGAAGATCAACTACTACTGAGCAAGGTAATCTTGGAAGACTTGGTGATGCTTTAGATATTTACCAAACCACTCAAGGATTGTTTGGATAGGAGATAATTATGGATAATAGTAAATTAAAAGACTTCGCAGATACACTTCGTATGGTTAATGCCAACAAATCTGGTAATACCCAGGGCGTAGCTTTTTATTCAAACAAAATAAATCAAAGAAAATTAGAAGAACAAGCTAGATTAAAAAAAGAACAAGACAAATTAAAAGCAGAAAAATTACAACAACAACAAGACGCATTTATAAAAGCAAATCCTCAGTTTGCACAAATAATAGAAATGGATAGATTATTTAAGCTTACTCCACCAGCTGCAAAAGACAGAAGAATAGTTTTACAAAATGGTGTTCAATATTATGCAGATGACCAGACACCAGTTTTACCTAATGCTCCTGGCAAAATTAAAACTACTAAACAAAAGTATGACGATCTTGCCGCTAAAATAAAAATTGAAATAGCTACTAATGGTAGAACTTCTCCTAATTTAACAACATCTGAATTAGATTTTTACGATGATTATATTAAAACTGGAAGTATAAATTATCTTAATAAAAGTATTGCTAACTTAATATCTGGTAATACAAGTGGACAAAATAACTCAACAAAAAACTATACAGTAACTAATAATTCTTACGGATCAATGAGTGCAAATGAAATCATTAATCAAGCAATGCAACTTAATCCAGGAGCTACAAGAGAAGGCGTTATAAAAAATTTAATAGCTAATAAAATAATATCAGAGTAATACTATGGTAGATTTTATCATACCACCCCCACCCAAAGAGGAAGAAGGAGGGGGATTCAAAATACCTCCACCATCTGATATAGATGATAAAGCTATACAAAACATTGCATCTGATGGTTTTATTATTCCTCCTACTCCAGAACAAATTACAGAAAACGATGGAAAACTATCTGAAGCTGAATTGAAAAAAAATCCTGAATGGATTAAAGTTGCAAAAAGTATTTATGAATTTAACGAAGGCACAACCCTCGGTGTTGAAAAAGATGGTCAACCTAAAAAACTAAACTCCGATAAAGAATATGCAGATTACGCCCTAAGATACATGGGTTGGTTTAATTACAATATTCCTAAAATGGGTAATGAAGCACTTGATTTATTTGAGTTTGCCAACCAACAACAAAAAGAAGATTTTGTTACAGCAATGGATATGTACGACAACAAGAAAATTAGTTGGGCTGGAGTTGGTAGATTTATAAAAGGTGTTGGTTCTGATCCATCTACTTATGTGGGTATAGGAACATTGGGTGCTGGTCTTGTTGCAAGAGCTGGTGCTAAAGAAGCAACCAAACAATCTATTAAAGAGTTTGTAAAACAAGGAGCAATACAGGGAGCAAAGATTGGAGCCATAGAGGGTGCAACTTATTCAACAGTTGATAATGCTTTAAGACAATCTACCAGAATAATGTCTGGTCAAAGAGAAGGCTTTGACTTTGGTGAGTCTGGACAGTCAGCATTATTTGGAGCTGGAGTAGGTGGTGTTTTTGGTAGTTCAATAGGTGGAACTGCTGCATATTTTAAAAATAAAAGTAATGTTGTTCCTAACGTAACAGATGAAGCTGAAGAGTTTGTTGTTCCACCAGCACAAGAAGAGTTAAAAGAAACTTTTGTTGGTCCAAAGGGTGAGCTTGTCGACACACCAGTAGCAGAAACACCAGTTACACCAGAGGTTGTTACTCCTAAAGTAGAAACACCTATACAAGAAAGTCCAAGAGTTGATTACGATACCTGGAAAACATTGTCACAAGAACAAAAAAATCAATTAGTTCCACCCAATGCACTTAACAGGGGTTTTGATAACGATGAACTATTTGAAATGATTGATGGTGAAATTGGAGAATCATACGTTCCTCCATTTTCTAAAAAAGAATTTAGAGAATTTGTGCCAAGTAAATACAATGTTAATGAAAATGGCGTGGTTACAAATCCAGAAGTCTTTAAAATAGAACTGCCTAAAAGTTATAAGACTGAAATAGAAATAGACTATATAAAAGTTGGTGATAAATATTTATTACCAGCGGGCAGAGGCAAGCCATCAGTTTCAAGTGATATTCTTTTAAACTCCCTTGATGAAGTAAAAGATTATTTAATTAACAGGTCTATAAAAGATTTTAGTGAGCCAAGAGAATATGGACCAGCTTCTTGGAATCAAAACATAAGACCTAAAATATTAAAGAAACTTGAAGAACAAAGAACCAAACTTGCAACACTTAAAGTAGAAACACCGAAGCGTGGTACTAAGATTCCAGAAATATTAAAAGTTACTAAAGAGCCTAAAGTAAGAACTGCTACAGACTACATTGGTAAGATTAAAGACGGAGAAAGGTCTGGTGAACTAAAAGGTATATTTGAAGATGCGTCTGGAAACATACAAAGAAAATTTAAATCTGGTCAAAACCAAGAAGGAAATACTCTGGATGATTTAGATGATGTAGCAAACTCTATGATGGAAGACGGATTCTATAGTCAAGTTGATACTAGCGACACTGGTATGACTAATAGGGTATTAGAAGATTTAAATAATAACACACCACATCCAGAAGATGCTGCTATATATGCAGAGTGGCAAAGAAAAACCGATGAAGGAAAAAAAGTAAGAAAAGTTTTAGACGATAATAAAGTTAATTATAGAGGTATGACTAACGAAGAAGTCATGCAAACTTATGATGATATTGTAAATGACAGACTTCCACCTGTAAGAGATGAAGTACCTCTTGAAATGTATGCAGATGAAATACAAGCAGCATCAAGTGGTGGCAATATTAATAATGTAAAAGCAGAAGATGTTATTGACCCAGCACCAGATGGTAGAGATTTTCAAACTGATACTACTACTGGTTTAAACCAAAGGGTTATTGATGTTGGTATGCAAATAATGGATGAACTTGAAATACCAAGAAATCCAAATGTAAGAATATCAGACCAATTAAAAGAAGCAGTATTGTTAGCAAACTCTAGTCCTAAGTTTATGGATAAGTTTGTAGAAACTCTTAAAAAGAATAATCTAACTGTTGAAGAACTATCTACAGTATTTAAAGAAAGCATATCTGATTCAGCAAGACGTATGCAACAACTAAGCACGGCTAGTAAAACAATGAAAAGAATTGGTCAAGAGCTTGGTGAGATTGCACCTGATGAAGGTTGGTATGCAAATTTTGCTAAAGAATACACAGATATAATTAGAGAGCTTGATAACATAAGAAGAGGTTTATTAGTTAGCCAGATAGCTACAGCAATGAGAAACAATACAGCTCAACTTGGTAGAGTTGGTATGCGAACACTTATAGAATCATTCGATGATATTTTAAATAGAACCTTTAATCCTTTAAGAAAAGCATTTGGAAAAGAAACAGTACCAGTTGATTATACAAAATCTTTTGGTTTGTTAATGAACCTTACAAAAAATAAAAAGAAGGCTAAAGAAATTACAGACTTTTTAACAAAATATTATGTTAATGAAAGTGATAGACTGTTCACAAAATATGCATCTGAAGTAGCAGACTCATCTAAATCAAAAGTATTAAAAGGTGCACAGAAGATGGTTGACGGACTCAACTTCTTAAACCGTATGCAAGAGTTCTGGTACAGAAGAGGAATGTTTGCAACATCTATAAAAGATACCCTGGCTTTAAAAGGTATTGATATTAATAAAGTAGAAATAAATGAAGACCTACTTAAACACCTGAATGCATCTGATATAGAGAAAGCAGTAGATGATGCTTTGTTTTTTACTTATGCAAAAACACCAACAAATAAAGCACTAAAAGCATTTGTAGATTTATCTAAC